TGCAGAAAAGTATGACGTTACCCGCAAGGAGAAAGACCTCGTTGCGCCGTATCTTAAAGACGGCAAGACCTTTTACGACATACCGTGGGAGATAGTAGAAGAGTACGGAAAAGCTGACGTACTTGCTACTGAAGAGATTGCACTTAAACAGCTTGATGCCTTTGGCACTACCTTTGAGGAACTATTCAATGACCAACAACTTGATACCGACGTTAAAGCTTTCGCTTGAGATGACAGATACCCTCGCTCGTATCGAGCAACAGGGACTCAAGATAAACCTACAGACCCTCGATGAGATCGAGAAAGAATACCAAGAAGAGATGGATATCCTTGAGGTACGCCTCAATGAACTGGCGCGGGAAGCTATGGGTGACACTCCGGTCAACCTATCCAGTCCTGATGATCGAAGCGTCTTACTGTATTCCCGCAAAGTGAAGGACAAACCCACGTGGTCGCGTATATTTAATTTGGGTCACGAGATGCGTGGCTCCACAATGAAACCCAAGCTGCGTACCCGCATGAAACGCGGGGAGTTTAACTCAACTGTCCGCCGCATGACAGAGGTAGTTCAAAAGACACGCGGACATCAATGCACCGATTGTCGTGGGGAAGGTCGCGTCAGCCCTCGCAAGAAAGATGGCACACTAGGCAAAGCAATTCGTATCTGCAAGCCGTGTAGTGGCACAGGAGTTATCTACGTTCCTACCGGCGAGGTTGCTGGCTTCAAGTTGGTTCCGCGTGATCCGATGGATACGGCATCCGCCGGATTCAAAACCGACAAGGTTACTTTAGAAAACCGACAAACCGACTTGTCGGGTGATGCCTATGAGTTCGTTGTGGCCTACGTGCGCTACAATGCGCTTCGTACTTACCTATCAACATTCGTAGAAGGGATGAAGAATAATGTTGACGAGAATGGCTTTATACATCCAGAATTTATGCAATGTGTTACGGCGACAGGTCGCCTTTCGAGTCGCAATCCTAACTTTCAGAATATGCCACGTGGAAATACCTTCGCTATACGGAAGGTGGTCGAGAGCCGCTTCGAGGGTGGCTCGATACTTGAAGGGGATTATTCCCAGCTAGAATTTCGGGTAGCAGGTTTCCTTGCTAAAGACAGCCAAGCCTACATCGATGTAAATGAGGGTACAGATGTTCACAGCTATACTGCCAGTATTATCGGATGCAGCCGACAGGAAGCGAAGGCTCACACCTTCAAACCCTTGTACGGTGGTGTCACCGGAACCGACGCTCAACAACGCTACTACAGAGCCTTTAAAGAAAAGTATGAGGGTGTCACCACTTGGCACGAGCAACTCCAGCGAGAGGCCGTCCAGAAGCGATTAATCACCCTTCCAAGCGGCAGGCAGTATGCCTTTCCTCACGCACGGTGGACTAAGTGGGGTACGGCTACAAATCGGACAGCAATATGTAATTATCCGGTACAAGGTTTTGCTACCGCTGACCTGCTACCGATTGCACTTGTAAGCTTGCAAAGATTGTTTGTTGACAGAAAACTTATTTCTGTGATATGCAACACTGTGCACGATTCAATCGTAGTCGATGTGCATCCAAGTGAAAAAGATATTTGTATCAAGTTGATGACAGAAGCAATGATGTCGTTACCTGAAGAGACAATCAGAAGATATAATGTGGCCTATGATATGCCGGTAGGAATAGAATTAAAAATCGGTGATAATTGGCTTGACTTGACAGAAGTAGACCTGTAGTATCAGTCTACAACCCTAACAACAGGAGCATGAAAAAATCATGGATACAGGGACAGAAGTAGCAGTAATGGACGATATGGACGCAATTGTAGCGGCCTTCAATGCAGACGATAGCGCAGCGTTGATGGAAGCAAGTGGTCAGTCAGTTAAACAGACTGGTCAAAAAGGACTACCACGAATTAACATCAACTACGATGCAGAGACAGAAGACGGTAAGTCTCTAACTCGTGGCTCATGGAAGATGTATGTAGATGGTCGATTCATCTACGCTGAAGAAGTTGTTCTTCGCCCAATCCTTCGTACCTTCGAGTACAGCATGTGGGATCAGGAAAGCAGTACGTTTTCTTGCAAGTCGGTTCAGAAGACAACCTTGTCAGGAATGTTCCCCGACACAATCGGCACAAACAAATGCGGTCGTTTAACTCGTGATGAGGAAAGCCGCCTAGCCAAAGATGACGTTGCTTACCTTACATCTCGTTCGGTTAGCTGCAATCAGATTCTTTACTCTAAGATTTCCGGCACGTTTAAGGACGCTGACGGTAATGAGGTAGAGATCAAGGATGAGCCAGTAGTAGCTTACTTTAAGCGGTCTGGTTTCATTCCGATGAACGACTTCATCAACAACCTGACTAAGCAGAACAAGATCATGCAGAAGTGTGAAATCAACTTAGCCACAAACCGACACAAGAACGGTAGTGTGACTTACTGGACACCGATGCCAACCTTGAAGGGCGTGGTAGACAGCATCTCTGGCGAAGATAAGGCGTTGATGTCTAAGTTTGTTGATACCGTAAAGGGACATAACGAGAATGTTATGAACCAGCATCGTGAGGCAGCAAAGCTTCTCGCTGACGATGACGACATCGATTTGGCAGCGGACTTTGATAATGCTAACGCTGCTTAAAATACAGGACTACATGTCTAAGGCTCTCAGGGGGGAAACAACTGTCTCCCCTGAGACTCTCGAAACATTTAAAAAGGATTGTCAGGAATCCATTGTAAAGCAGCTTACTTCTGATAGGGGTAAGTATCGTATTCGTATGTCTGGTTTGGGTCGCCCTCTTTGTCAACAAGTCTTAGATAAACATGGCATCAAAGAAGACATGTCCTATAACACATTGTTTAGATTCATGTTTGGTGACTTAACTGAATCTATCTTGATGGCAATCATGCAAGAGGCTGGTGTCGAGATCGTTGATTATCAGAAGCAAGTAGAACTAGAGATTGCCGGAGAGAAGATAAAGGGAACCCTAGACGTAATCTTGCGTGACGAATTAGGCCAAGATAAAGTCTGGGATATCAAGTCTGCAAGTGACTGGGCATTTAATTACAAGTTTACCGGACTGGGTGGTTATGATAAACTGAAGGAAGATGATCCGTTTGGTTACCTCATGCAGGGGTTCTTGTACAGTGAGGCAGTCGGTCTACCTTTCGGGGGATGGATCGTTGTTAATAAGTCTAGCGGCATGGTTGCCATAGTTGAGGTGCCAGACTGGTCGCAAGAGGACAAGGAACATTACTTAAAGGACGCGGCTGATCGTATCAAGTTTCTTAACAAAACCGACGTGAAGCCTTTCAAACCCTACAAGCCGATTGCCGAAACCTACAAGAACAAGGGTGAGGTAATATCTACAGGCAATAAGTTGCTGCCTCGCGAATGTAATCTGTGCGGATACCGTCATCATTGCTGGCCTAATGCTATCTTGCACAATAGAGTAACATCACGGGCAAAGTCACCGCCACAAGTTTGGTACTCTACCTTGAAGAAGAAGGAACTCTGATGCCGTACTTGTTTGTGAAAAACTATGAAGTAGAATTGATGCAAATGAATAAAAGTTTGTATCACGTCTATATAGAGTCGACTAAACAGAACGGGGGCGAGAGACGTATCTGTCAGATGCGTATTCACGAGAATGGCTTGCCCCTAACCCTTGTCAACAACTACAGTAAGGAAGGATCATTACACGCTGATACTGAGGTGCGTGACATAAAGATTGTAGAAGAACAGTTACAAAAAATAAGTAGAGTCTCTTACGCGGGAGCGTATGTATGTGTGCCGATGCACCCTTTAACAACAGAACTTACAAACATAGAAAGACTATCCCCCAAACTGGCAGGGTATCTGATAAAAAGATTTCAATCGATTGGACTAGAATTTTGAAAAAGGCAGGATATAGGTCGCAGTTTGAGTTGAACATCGCTCGAACCTTAACAGAAAACTCTGTACCGTTTAAGTACGAAGAAGAACGGTTCAAGTACATACCCGAACCTCGACACTATACCCCAGACTTCTATCTAGAAAAGTCAAAGATATATGTAGAAGCAAAAGGGCACTTGACTAAAGACGACAGAGTTAAGATGCTATTAGTTAAAAAGCAACATCCTAAGTTAGACATACGTTTTGTTTTCCTGAGAGCATCGAATAAGATTTACAAGGGCAGCAAGACGACGTATTCTTCTTGGTGTGAACGACATAAATTTATATGGGCAGAAGGCTCTATTCCTACAGATTGGTATAAGTAATGGCTATTGATGATGAAGAACTACAGAAGAATGTAGAAATGATGTCGCTTTTGCCTGATCGGTACTACATCATCTTGCGTTCAACGGCTGAAAATGAGTTTACTTTGTCCGCCTACGACACAACAGATAAGACTTACGAAAACGATGAGGACTTCGATTCAGCAATGGTAATACAAGAAGGTGTCCTTGACATGGTTCGTATGCACACAGAAGAGTTATTCGATAGAGGCGTGGCTTCCATTGAGTTTCGCTTGGCTGCAGAAGAGATGATCGAAGAGGCCGGAATAGAAGACCCTCGTATCACAAAGACTGTAGAAGGCAACGTAGTCAGAGTAAACTTTGGGACAGAACAATGAAGCTAGATGAATTTCAAATGAGAGCAGAGGATACTGCTATATACCCAAACGAGTATTCTGTTGTTTACCCTGCATTGGGTTTGGCAGGAGAAGCTGGCGAGGTTGCAGATAAGGTAAAGAAGATTCTTCGTGACGGCGAACCTCATCTTTTCTACAAGGATGATATTGCAAAAGAGTTAGGCGACGTGCTATGGTACGTTGCAATCTTGGCACGAGACTTGGGCTACAGCCTAGAAGAAGTGGCACAGATGAACCTAGACAAACTAGCTAACCGTAAACTTCGTGACGCTTTGAAGGGCAGCGGAGACAACCGGTGAGACACGAGGCGTACATGAAGTATATGGAAGATGAAAACGAACAGGCCGGTAAGATGGCTTATGGGGGAGTAGATATTGTCAACAATCCGCCACAC